GAAAACGGCACGTCACTGGTGGCTGGGACGGGCGGGCCGGGGGGCGTAGCGACAGGCGGACAGATCAACGTCGATGGCGCACGCGGTGGCATTGGCATTCGCGCCGCACATGGCAATGCGACGGTGGCGATGAGCGGCACGGGTGGTGGCAACTTCTTCGTCGCGTCGAGCGGCCAAAAGGGTCTCACGTCGGGTCAATCCGCAGGCATAGCAGGGCGGTTTCCGGGCGGCGGTGCAGAAGGCACTACGTCTGGCCCCAGCATGGGGCCGATAGCGGGGGCCAATGGCGCAGAAGGCGCTATCTTCCTGAAGGAGTACTTTTAATTGGCAATGAACTTCCCCAACAGCCCCAGCAACGGCCAGCAATACACGCCGGTCGGCGGTCCCACCTTCACATGGGACGGCACCGCGTGGCAGGCGCTCTCCCAGGGCATGCCGGTCACCGTCTATGTCTCCGAGACAGCGCCACCGAGCGCAGCGCCGGGGCAACTCTGGTGGGACAGCAGCGACAACAGCGGAAACCTGTTCATCTCCTACATCGACGCCGACAGCACGCAGTGGGTGCAGATCAACGGCACGCCTGCTGGCTACCAGACGGCGGAGACACGGAATCGCATCGTCAACGGCGCGATGCAGATTTCGCAGGAGAACGGCACAACGTCCGGCACCGGCAATGCCTACTACGCCGCAGATCAATGGTACTGCGGGGGCATAGGAACGGCTGTCGTCACCCAACAGAAAGTAGCAGCAGGGGTATCGGCAAGCGGGTTTGTGAACCGGCTACGCTACACGGTTTCGACGGCTGACGCCTCGCTGACGACGAACGAGTATTTCGCCATCAGGCAAAATATTGAAGGCATCAATATCGCAGATTTCGACTGGGGTCGCGTCACCGCACGACAGGTGATTTTGCGTTTCGGCATCAAGGGTCCAGCCGGAACCTATTGCGTGAGCATCCGCAACGCAGCCGACGACCGCACCTATCTCGCACCCTTCACCATTCCCGTCGCCAATACGGACACCGATGTGGTGCTGATTATCCCCGGCGATACAACATCAAGCGCGGTGTGGCCGATAACCACCGCCAAGGGGATGGTTATCGACTTCTGTCTTGGGGCGGGACCGTCATTGGTTGGCGCTGCGGGCTGGAACGCAGGGAGCCTTCTGGGCGTGACCGGAATTACCAACGGTCTTGCAACGGCCAGCAATGTCTTCGAACTGTATAATGTCGGCCTCTATCTCGACCCGCTGGCGACCGGCGTGCCGCCGCGCTGGCAGATGCCCGACGAGGCCGAGGAACTCAGGGTGTGCCAGCGGTACTTCCAGAAATATTCCTTGCTTGAAGCGGGTGGTGGCGCTGCGGGTTTTGCCGCTGGTGTCATTATCAGCACAGTAACGGCTTACGTTTTTATGCCTTTCATAACGAGAACCCGTGCCGCTCCGACACTCTCGGCACTGGGTATCGCCGATATCACCGTGCGCGCTGCTACTGCCCTGACTGCGTCGGCAATAGTTACTCCAGCACCAACTACCACGGGGTCGTCTATGTCGATTACCGTCGCGGGCGGAACAGTCGGGCAGGGGTGCGTGGCGCGGTTCGATACGATTAACGCCGCCATGCTTGTCAACGCGAGGATGTGACCGATGGGCATGAATTTCCCCAACAGCCCGCTCCCCGGTCAGGTCTACACGCCGGTCGGCGGCTATTCCTACGTCTTCCTCGACGGCGTCTGGCGCATCGTGCAGAACCCGCAGGGCGTCGGCACGGCGCAGGAGCGCAATCGCATCGTCAACGGCGCGATGCAGATCAGTCAGGAAAATAGCAATACGGCGGGGACAGCCAACGGCTATTACGGCGCGGACCAATGGCAGACCGGGCGCGTCGGAACATCCACATTGACGACGCAGCGTGTGGCGTCAGTGACACCGAACGGCAGCTATTACCGCTATCGGGTAACAGTCACTGTTGCCGATGCTTCGCTGGCGTCAGGGGACTATTTTTATATCCGGCAGGAGATCGAAGGCTACAGCGTCGTTGATTTCGACTACGGCCTGCCGACAGCCCGACAGTCTATCCTGCGCTTTGGCTTCAGGGGGCCAGCGGGAACGTATAGCTGGGCTTTCCGCAACGAGGCCGTTGACCGCTGCTACCTTGCCAATTTCACCATCAGCGCGGCGCAAGCCAACACCGACACCGTACAGGTGTTCGTCATCCCCGGCGACACTACCGGGGTGTGGGGTATCAGCACCGGGATCGGAATTACATTCAATATCTACCCCGCAGGAGGACCGCAGCTTCTGGGCGTGGCTAACACATGGCAGGCGGGTGCCCTAGGCATCTCTTCCGCCAATACCAACGGCATGGCGACAGCGGGCAACGTCTTCGAAATATTCGATGTCGGTCTGTATCTCGACCCCGACAAGACCGGGGTGCCGCCCAAGTGGGTTATGCCCGACTTCGCTGAAAATTATGCAGCGTGCCTGCGGTACTATCTCGAATTGGGCGCAGCGGTGGTGACCACTTCAGGGTCGTCATCTCAAACAATGCTGTGGTTTCCGGTAGTCATGCGCGCGGCGCCTACTGTGACCCACACCGCAAGCACCGGCAACTGGGTTGCAATGGGTAGTGGCGGGCATGGTGTCCGCCAGAGTTCCGCTGCCACGGCCTTTGGCAGCGACACCATTATAGCTAACGCGAGGCTCTGACCGATGCCCTATGTTTCTTGTATGTTCGCCCCTCCCAACCCTGATGATCCGTTGCTCGAAACCAAGGTCGAGGGCAAGCGCGCCATCACCTGTATCGACGACCACGACCCGCCGCGCACATGGTGGCTGACTGAGGATAGTCAGGTCGGCGACTGGCTGCGCTACGTCGAAGAGGGCGGCACGGTCGAACCCTACGTAGCGCCGGAGCCTGAAGCACAGCCAAAGACGACGAAGAGAAAGGGCACCTGATGTACATCACCAGCTACCGCGTGCGCGGCAACAACGGCGTCGAGCTGTATGGCGATGACGGCAGCGTCAATCATTTCATTCACGCCGAGAACGCCATCTATTGGATGGCCACCAACGCCACCGGCTTGCCGACGCTGGAGTCGATTGCCCCGGCGACCGCCGTGGTCGGCGACCCCGATGTCACCGTGACGCTCACCGGCACCGGCTTCAAGGACGGCCGCACCCAGGTGAAGATCGACGGCGCGCCAGCGGCGGGCACCTTCGTCTCCGACACCGCGATGACCACCGTGCTGCCGTCCGCCGCCGCCGTCGAGCCGAAGACGCTGTCGATCAGCGTGCTGGATCTCATTTACGAAACGCCGCCGCAGACGTTTACCTACACCGCCGCGCCGCCGCCGCCCGAAGACACGCAGGCATCCCGCAGGCGGAAAACCAGATGAGATTCGACCGCGACGTTTTCTTTGGCGCGATTCGAGCTGAACTCTTCGCGGGGGCGCTCAGCCAGGAGCAGGTCGACGGCCAGAATGTCATCCTCGCGGTCTGGGAGTACGGAGCTGGCGGCACGCCGATGACGGATATCAGGTGGTTAGCCTACATGCTGGCCACGACATATCATGAGACGGCCTACAGATGCTGGCCAATAACCGAGATGGGTTCGCAAGAATATCTCGAAGGAAAAGAGTATTGGCCATACATAGGTAGAGGTTTCGTCCAGATAACATGGGAGGAGAACTACAGAAATGCCTCGGCGGCACTGGGACTTATCGGCGAGCGCGATCTGGTGGCTCATCCTGACATGGCCCTTGATTCTCTTATTGCTACTCGTTGCCTGTTCAGAGGGATGGCTGAGGGTTGGTACACTGGAAAGAAGTTGGGGCAATACTTCAACGGCGACAAGGATGACCCCGTCAACGCCAGGCAGATCATCAACGGCAATGACAAGGACGAGCTGATCGCTGGCTATCACGACGTGTACCTGGACGCGCTCAACAAGGCGCTGGTGCCGGAGAGCGGCCAGTGGGTCCACCTGGAGCTGGTCTCCGCGCCGGGCGTCGCCGTCTCGGTGGTGCTCAATGACAAGTCGATGGTATGAGCCGCCGCGATGTCGAGTGGCTGGTTGCCTACATCTTTATCTTTGCTGCGGTCATGACGGCTGTAACCGTCGTGCTGTGGTGGCTCGTTGAATGACCGACCAGCCCCCGCCACCCCAGGATGGCAGGGTGCTGGGACTGATCAAGGCGGCGCAGGGGCTTACCTTCACGAATCTGTTGGTCCTGGCTGGGTTAGCTGGCATCGCGATTCCTGTATATGTCGTCTATCGGGCGCTCGGTGACGACGCCCTGCTCGACCGTTTGATGTCTACCTATGAGGTGATCGACAGCTACGAGGGGTGTCTGGTGCGGCATGTTCAGGAGCGCGGTGGCCCCGATTTGTGGGGTGTTTCGAGCGGCTTCGCCTTTCAGGGCGAGGCTCGCTACTATGTCAATGTCATCGTCGAGACCCTGCCGACCGATGACGAGGTGGCTTCTTATTGCGCTGTGCTTAAGCTTATCGCTGACCGTCTTGTCGAGCGCGACGGTGAAGTTCAACGCGGACCATTGCCGGGTACTGCGCCAGACGGGGGCGGACACGACGGGGATATGCCCGGAACTCCCACCCCCGAAGAAGAAAACTAGAAAGCGATGACGAGGCTGGAGTGGGTTCTGCTGTGGATCGCGATGGGGCTTACCATCCTCGTTCTGGCGGGCTGCACGAGCGCCAGCGTCGTCTTCGACGAGGAGCAATGCCGGCTGCTGCGCCAGCGCGGCACCAACACCCACACGATCTGCAAGCGCCCGAACGATGTCACGGCGGAGACACCTTCGGCACCGGCGGCCACCTCCACGCCATCAGCGCCGGACACGCCCGACAATTCCGGCCGCCCCGCTCCGTCACCACCAGACGCACCCGACAAGCCAGCCAACCCAGGCCCACCATCCAAGCCAGAACCACCAACGCAACCTAATCCGCCCACCCGTCCCGACAGGCCGGATCGACCGGACAGGCCAGAGCCGCCAGACCCCGGCGATGGCGGTAATGTCGACCCACCCGACGACGGCTGGAACTCGCCACCTAACCCACCTAACCCTGACCCTGGCGATACTGTACAAGTGCCTGACGATCCACCTACGCCGGGAGAAGGACAATGATCATCTCACTCGTGAATCTCATCATCTATCTACTGGTGCTGGGTATCCTCTACGCCATCGCGGTCTACGTGGTGGACAACTTCATCCCGGAACCGCCAGCCAGGATAATAAAAGTGGTCATCGTGGTCGTCATCGCCCTCGTCGCGGTGATGCTGTTGCTGAATCTCGTCGGTGTGAATACTGGAATGGACCTGCCGAAACTTACGTGAGGAGACAAGCATGACTATCGAAAACGACATCGACCTGTCCGGCAACCCACGCCTGGCCGAGTTTGACGCAGCCCTCGCGGCGCTGCTGGAGGAGTACTGCTGCACCCTCGACAAGGAAGGCGTTATCAAGCTGCTCCAGCACCAGGCCGACCTGGTCAAGTTTGACGACGACTGGAAGCCTTTTGACCCCAACGCTGAACCGCCAGCCCCATGATTACGTTAGCGGACGTGAAGAACAGTCCAACCGTACCGGAGGAAACCTCTATGCCTACGAAAGATTTCGAACTGGCGACGCGTGAACTCATCGATAGCTACCGCAAGGATGGCGACCGTCGCGTCATCGCTGACGCGCTGCGCCTCCAGGCCGACCTGGTTGACAAGGACGACGCCTGGCCGGGTGAGGCCGCAGCGGCAAAGGACGCGCTCAAGGAAGCCGGCATCGTGCGCCAGCCGACCGAGGGCGAGATGAAGAACGCCGCCGCCGCCGAAGAAGCCGCCGCGCTGGCGCGCCAGGAGGGGCTGGAGGACGACTACACGACCAGCGCCGCTGCGGACGTGCCGGAAACATCCAAGACCTATGCCTCCGAGTACGGTGAATCCGATCACTCGAAGGGCGACGACGAAGCGGCGACGACGAAAAAGTCAGCCTCGGCCAAGGACGCTCCGGCGGCCAGGGAAACGACAAGAGCGAAGTGAAAGCAGCTCGCCTCACTGCTGAAGAAGACCGCTACCTGCGGCTGCTCAAACGGCAGAAGCAGGCGGCGGAGGCGCGCAGCGACCTGATCCGCTTCGCGCGCCACATGAAGCCGGACCCGGACCATGCCGATGACGTGGATTATTCGCTCTACGAGGTGGCGCGCCATCACCGGGCGATTGCCGCTGCGCTGGAGGAAGTGGAGAAGGGCAAGATACGGCGGCTGATCATCAACGCGCCGCCTCGGCATGGAAAGTCCGAGCTGGCGTCGCGGCTGTTCCCCGCCTGGTACATCGGCCGCAACCCGTCGCGGTCGATCATTCTCGCCACCTACGCGGATAAGCTCTCCTGGGACTTCGGCCGCGAAGTCAATGGTTACCTTGACGATGCGCTCTACCGCCAGGTCTTCCCCAACGTCCGCATCAAGACCGCCAGCGTCGACCGCATCGAGACAGAGGCCGGCGGCAAGGCGTTCTTTGTCGGCCGGGGCAGCGCCATCACCGGACGCGGTGCGAATTGCCTGCTGGTGGACGACCCCCTGAAGGACCGCGTCGAGGCTGATTCAAAAGTCACCCGCGAGAAGCTGTGGTCCTGGTTCAACCAGGTCGCTCGCACCCGCCTGCTTTCCTCTGTCGGCGCTATCGTCATCATCACCACCCGCTGGACCGAGGATGACCTTGTTGGCAGGTTGACCGACCCGATGAACCCGTCCTACTCGGCCGTCGAAGGGCCGAAGTGGAAGATCATCGACCTGCCCGCCATCGCGCAGGAGGTCGACCGCCTCGGCCGGCGGCCGGGAGAGGCTCTGTGGCCGGAGCGTTTCCCGGTCGCTTACCTGGAAGAGATGCGCTCGGCAGACCCGCGCGGCTTCCAGTCGCTGTACCAGGGCGCGCCGACGCCGGACAAAGGTAACTTCTTCCCGGCCGAGAAGCTGCTCACCTACCGCCGCTCGGACCTGCCGCCGCTGGACACGCTGCGGTTCTACGCCGCCAGCGATCACGCGGTGTCGTCGCGACAGGAGCGCGACAAGTCCTGCCTGCTGATCGTCGGCGTCGATCAGGACGACAACCTCTGGATCATGCCGGACGCTGTCTGGGGCCGGTATCCGACCGATCAGATCGTCGAGCGGATGATCGACCTGATGGACCAGTACAAACCGCTGTTCTGGTGGGCCGAGCGTGGCCACATCTCCAAGTCCATTGGGCCGTTCTTGCGCAAACGTATGCTGGAACGCGGGATCTTCTGCTCGGTCTACGAGATGACGCCGATTGCCGACAAGATGAGCCGCGCGCAGTCGATCCTGGGGCGCATCGCGATGGCCAAAGTGTTCTGGCCAAGCCATGCGATGTGGTGGATGGAGGCGCAGAAGGAGCTGCTTCAGTTCCCGTATGGGGCACGGGATGACATGGTCGACGCGATAAGTTACATAGGGCTGGGACTTTCCCAGCAGACGCCACTCAAACGCAAGGCCGCCCCTCCCAAGGTGGCCGCAGTCGGCACATTAGGCTGGGTTAAGGCGCAAGCTCGCCAACAGGAGAAAGATCGGCAATCCCGCTCCAGCGGATGGTGACTGCGCATGCCCATCCCGCCCATTGGCTCGACAGCGACCGGCTCGCCAATCCTCGACGCCCTGGGTCAGGCGCTGCCTCAATTGATGGGCGGCGACATGGTTCCCGCCGACATCGGTAACGTTCCCCCGCCAGGCGGCCCGACCGGCCCCGGCGACGAGTTCACCCGCACCACGCCAGCCGGCGAAAACGTCATGAATCGCGACCGGCCGGAGCCGGACGAGCGCCGCCGCAAGCTGGTCTCATCGTTCGCCGATATGATCAAGCAGGCCAAGTCGCACTGGGAATCCGCCTTCAAGAAGATGGAGCAGGACCAGAAGTTCTGCGCCGGCCAGCAGTGGCCGGAAGACCCCAAGGCGGCCGCCTACAACGACACACTGGACGCCGACCTCTACGTCGCCAACATTACCTTGCAGCACGTCCAGAAGCGCGTTGCCGCGCTGTATGCCAAGAACCCGAAGGTGGTCGCCAAAAAGCGGTCGCGGCTGCTCGCCACCACCTGGGACGGCTCTCTCGAATCCCTGTCGCAGGCCGAAGCAACAATCCAACAGGCTCAAGCAGCACTGATGGGCGCACCGGCGGGCATGCCCATGGCCCCGCCCGGCGCGCCTCCAGGGCCGTCCGGCGCGCCGCCCGGCTCTCCACCGCCTGGCGCGCCGCCGGGTGGTCCACCTGGCATGCCGATGATGCCCGCACCGCCACCACCGCCGCCGTCTCCAGAGGAGATGATGAACGCCCAGGCGGTGATGGCCGACGCGCAGAGCGTCAAGCAGCAGACGGCGCAGCTCAACAAGATCGGCAAGACGCTGGAGCTGCTCTACGAGTACGAGGTCAGCGAACAGATTCCGTCGTTCAAGTCGATGATGAAGCTGGCGGTGCGCCGCGCTGCCACCTCCGGTATCGGCTGGACGCGGCTGGGCTTCCAGCGCGTCATGGGGCCGAAGCCTGACCGCGACGCCCGGCTGATGGACATGCAGAAGCAGCTCGACCTGGTCGAGCGCATCTCCGCAGATATCGCCGATGGCGAGACCGACGTTGACAGCGCCTCGGCCGAGCAGCTCCGCCTGACCCTC